GGGAAACCCCCAACCGGGAACCGGAATTTGCGAAGGCTACGCGAATCTTTGCGTACCAGACATTTCTGCCTGGGTGGCCTCACAACCACTCAGTCCGTAAGGACTCCAGTCTGTGATAACTGTCGTTGTCGCGGTTAACCTTGCGAAATCTCTGAAAGGAGACTCAGCTATGTCTATAAGACACAAGAGTTACCTACGAGCACGGTTAGAAGCTCTGGGTTGTAGCAAAAGTCTAGCAGGGGACATAGAGTCCAGTGTTAGCCGATGGCTTGAGAATTCCGGTCCAGAATGGACAGTAGCACGTCTTAAGATGCTGAAGACGTGTTTTCTCAGGCGTATCGCTGGTCAACCGTATGAACTTCCTAACGTGGCAACACGGAGGGATGTGAAGGGGCCTATCCCTAAAGGACCTTTTGGGGTCTTATGGGATGCATCTCCAGGTTCCTTGAAGTACGTAACCAGGGCCTTAAATGCGATGATGATCTACTCAGATCTTACCGCACCAGTGGTTACTGAGACTCAGTGGAAGAAATTCCACTCCTCAGTTACCCGCCCCCTTCCTTCTTCGGAAGCTGTCAGATTAATCTCTGATCAGATTCGCGTGCCTGGAAAGATGCGAGTCAGCAAGGAGGTGAGGCTCAAAAAGATCGAGGAGTTTGTAGTAGGTAAGGGATATTCCCCAACCTTCGTTAGAGATCACATCGAGTTATTTATCGATAGTGATAGCGGTCAGTATCTGTGGAATGAGTACCCACAGTTCAAAGAAGTCTTCAATACCATAGGCCATACGGTTGACACCCGTATAGGAATGGATGATTACTTTGGCTACCACGAACCTCTAACATTCAGTCGATGTGTAGACCCAGTTGGTATTCTGGGTTATACACAGGAACCTGGTTACAAACTTAGGGTTTTTGCAAGCCCTAACATTGTGTATCAATGCGCAATGTCTCGATTGAAGGTACAACTCTTTACACTTTTGCAAAGTGTAGGTTGGGACTGTACTTATAACCAATCCAGTGGTACGGATTGGGTAAAGAGACAGCTAGACCAAGGTGAAGTTGTCTGGAGCATCGATTTGTCAGATGCCACGAACAACTTCCCGCTCGACTTGCAGCTGGATGTACTCCAGAAGATCGGGGTACACCCTCAAGACTTGCGGCTCTTCCGAGACTTATCCCGCCTGCCCTGGGATGTTAACCAGGGTAGGGATTCTGGGACAATCACTTGGACAGTTGGCCAACCATTGGGACTAGGCCCCTCCTTTGCTGCATTTGCACTCACGCACGGGCTGTTGGTTCATGCCTGTGCACAGGAATTAGCGTCGCAAGACGACTTCCGTGTCCTGGGTGACGATATTGTCATCAGGGGTGATGCTCTTGCTTCAAAGTATCTCCAGAAATTGGAGATATTGGGAATCCCAATCTCGAAGGATAAAACGATACGTTCACGTTATGCCGCAGAATTTGCGGGCAAGGTTGTCACTAGGGATGGTATCCTAGCGGCCGTGAAATGGAGAGATGTGAGTGATCACTCTTTCCTTGACTTCGTCCATAACATTGGACCCTCTAGTATGTCTCTGCTTAGGCCGAGACAGCAAAAGGTAGCGAAGTTCATATCGCTCCTCCCGGAACCGACTGGTTTCGGTTGGAATCCCAAAGGCATACCGTTTTCTCATCGTATAGCTGCAGAGCTATATTTTGAGGAAACTATCCCCGTTCGGTATGAGACTTACCGTCCCATACAGAAGAACTGGAATAAGGTTACCTTTTCTTTTCGAGAGAGATGTCTTCAGCCCTCGTTTCACTCTTGCGAGTGGGACCCCGTTGTCGGCAAAGCAACGGAAAATGGGTCACGGACACCCCGACCAGGGATGTCTAAGTTGGAGTACAGTCTTCAGATTTCAGAAGATACTGGTGCTCCATTGAAGGTACCTGCAAACGAAGTCACCCCTCAATTCAAGACGCAAGTCAAGAAAAGAGGTTTTGTCACTTCTTCTTATATCACCGATCCAAGGGGGGTCTCACCCCTTGAGGACCTGGAATATAAGATTGCCGCAGCCGAAAGGCGACTAACACAGGATGGTATTTCTATCCCGCTTTAGTAGGCTGGAAGCACCGGCGTAAAACACCGGACTAGTAAACACTGGCTCCATGAGTACAGGTT